CAAGTACAACTGTTGACACAATTCAATCTGGTGGATATGTAAGTCTTGTATTACTTTCAAACTCTCTTGCGGCAGGTTCATGGGATGTGCATAACTATGCTCCATCTAATGTATCTTGGTCTACCAACACATTTGATTATGCTGGTTCAATTACATCTGCTACTTGGAATGGAAATGCTGTTGCCTATAACCGAGGAGGTACAGGGCAATCATCTGCTTTTGTAGCTGGTGGTATTGTTTATGGCTCTACAACAAGTGCATTGGCTGTTACTGCAATTGGAACAACAGGACAAGTTTTAACTTCTGCTGGCGCAGGAACTCCTACATGGACAACACCAACAACAGGAACTGTGACATCTGTTTCTGGAACTTCACCAGTTAGTGTTGCAACAGGAACAACAACACCAGTTATTAGTTTGGCAAGTGGGTATGGCGATACTAAAAATCCTTATGCTTCTAAGACTGCAAACTATGTGTTAGCCTCACCTAATGGTGCTGATGGTGTTCCTACATTTAGAGCAATTGTTGCTTCTGATATTCCTACTTTGAACCAGAATACTACTGGTACTTCATCTAATGTCACTGGTACTGTTGCACTTGCTAATGGCGGCTCTGGACAAATTACTGCACAGTTGGCTATGAATGCTTTTGCTGGGGCAGTTACCAGTGGTTCATATTTGCGTGGTAATGGTACTAATGTGGTGATGAACACGATTCAAGTTGCTGATGTGCCTACTTTGAATCAAAATACAACTGGTTCAGCGGCAAAATGGACAACAGCACGAACTTTAAGTTTTACTGGTGATGTGACAGGTTCTAATTCTGTTGATGGTTCTGCAAATGCGGCAACATCCTTAACAATTGCATCTAGTAGTGTTACTCAAACAAAATTAGGCACTAATGTTGCTGGTAATGGCCCTGCTTTTAGTGCTTATCAAAGTGCAAATCAAACCATTACATCAAGCACATTTACAAAAGTTCAATTTAATATAGAAGAATTTGATACTAATTCAAATTATGATAACGCAACTAATTACAGATTTACTCCGACTGTTGCTGGATACTATCAAGTAAATGGAAATATTAGATATGATGCTTCAACTGCCCCTACAAGGTGTATTTTGAGTGTTTATAAAAATGGCTCTGAATTCAAAAGAGGAAATGATTTGGGCAATAATTCAACTCAAGCCCTAGTCTCTACATTAATTTACTTTAATGGTTCAACAGACTATATAGAACTTTATGCTTTTATTGGCGCAACAATAGCAGTTATTGGAACATCAGCGCAATCACTAGCATATTTCCAAGCATCAATGGTTAGGGCGGCATAATATGACACTTTACGAAAAAATTAAAATAATTTATCCAATATTGATAGATGCTGATTTTGCGCCTGAAGGAACTATTCATCTTGAAAATGCTTCAGACGGAAAAGGCGACTACATAGCTAGGTGGGAACACCCGACATTAGCTAGACCTACAGATGAGCAATTAGCATGACTCCAGAGTTACAAAAGTATTACGAAAGCCGCTTTGACATGATGTCAATGGAGGGTTGGAAGGATTTGTGCATGGATATTGACATTATGATAGAGTCGCTCAATAATATAAGCGTAATTCCTGATGAAAAGACCTTGCAATTCAGAAAAGGCGAACTTTCCATCTTGACTTGGCTAAAAACCTTGAAAGAGGTCAGCGAGAAGGCTTATGAGGAATTGAATGAAAAGAATGTATGAATTTGCCTGTGAAAACGGGCATCACATTGAAAAACTGACTTCTTATGAGGTGGTCAATGTCCAATGTGAGTGCGGTGTGATTTCACATCGTAAAATCTCTGCTCCAAACATCAAGTTGGAGGGTTGGTCGGGGAGTTTCCCTACATCAGCCCATCAATTTGACCGAAAACATCGGCAAAAGTTGGCGGCAGAGCTAAAAGAGAACTCATAAACAATTGTCGAGTTCATGTTAAATCCTAAAACCCTAGTGGGCAGGAAAAGGAAACTGTATGTTGATTGATAACGATGACGAGATGCTAGGTGAGCTTCAAGTTGAGGAAAAGAAGTTAGCTAACACTATTGAGCAAGTTACCAGCGATTTACCTGATAAATATCGGGGCAAAGATTTAGGTGACATTATTAAGATGCACCAAGAGGCTGAGAAGCTAATTGGTAAGCAAGCTCAAGAAGTAGGCGAAGTTCGGAAACTTGCCGATGAACTTATTAAGCAAAATCTCTCTGGTAATCGTCAAAATGCAGAGGTAGAGCCTGAAATTGACTTTTTTGAAGACCCTAAAAAGGCAGTTCAGAACACTATTAATAACCATCCAGATGTACTTGCGGCTCGCCAAGCGGGACAAGAGTTCAAAAAGATGCAGATTCAGAATAAGTTATCGTCTGAGCATCCTGACTTTAGTCAGATTGTTCAAGACCCAGACTTTGCGAATTGGGTGAAATCTTCTCCTATTCGTATCGGTTTGTACGCTAAGGCTGATGGTGAGTTTGATTATGATAGTGCCAATGAATTGTTGTCTACTTATAAGCAGTTGAAGGGTGTTAAGACTAAGCAAACGTCAGATGCTGGTGAAGTATCTCGTAAGCAAAATCTTAAAGCCGCTTCAGTTGATTCTGGTGGAACAGGTGAGTCAGGGAAGCGAGTTTATAGGCGTGCTGACCTAATTCGGCTAAAGATGACTGACCCTCAGCGATATGAGTCACTTTCTGATGAAATTATGACCGCATATCAAGAAGGTCGAGTGAAATAACACTTAACTTTTTGGAGTATTTAACATGGCAACAGCATTTTCCCCCGCAAATAACGTAACTATTACGTCAGCAGCTAATTTCATCCCTGAAATTTGGTCAGACGAAATTGTTGCAGCTTACAAACGTAACCTTGTAGCTGCTAACGTCATTAAAAAGATGAACTTCAAGGGCAAGAAAGGTGACACAGTTCACATTCCTTCTCCTACCCGTGGTTCTGCATCAGCTAAAGGCGCAACAAACGCCGTTACCTTGATTGTCAACACCGAAGGTATCGTTGACATTTCCATCAACAAACACTATGAATATAGCCGTTTGATTGAAGACATCGTCGAAGCACAAGCATTGTCTTCTTTGCGTAGTTTCTACACAGAAGACGCTGGTTACGCTTTGGCTAAACAAGTCGATACTGACTTGATTCAGTTGGGTCGTATTGCTAACGGCGGCTCTGCTGGCGCTCAGTACAACGCTGGTTATGTTGGTGGCGATGGTACAACTACCTTTGACTATTCAGCAAACTCAAGTGCTGGTAATGCAAGTGCATTGACTGATGCTGCTATTCGCCGCACCATTCAGCGTTTGGATGACAGCGATGTGCCTATGGATGGTCGCTACTTCATTATCCCTCCATCAAGCCGTAACACTTTGATGGGTCTTGCCCGTTACACTGAACAGGCTTTTGTGGGTGATGCTGGTAATGGCAACACTATCCGCAATGGTGAAATCGGTAACTTGTATGGTATGCCTGTGTTTGTGTCTAGCAATGCTGATTCAGCATCTGCCACAGCCGCTTATCCTACATCTGGTACTGCTATCGCCCGTGTGTGCTTGATGGGTCATCGTGATGGTATGGTTCTGGTTGAACAAATGGCAATTCGTTCACAGACACAATACAAACAAGAGTATCTTGGCACATTGTTCACTGCTGACACCCTTTATGGTGTTGGTGAACTGCGTGACTATGCCGCTTTTGCTTTGGTTGTGCCTTCCTAATAGCAGTTGCTCCCCTTGCCATAGTGGTGGGGGGACTTTTTTAACTTAATTAGGAGAATTCAAAATGGCATCAGCAACCGCTGTAGTAGCAAAACGAGATCAAGCCTCGTTTCGTGGCTTGTTTAACGACACTTGGTCAGTTTCCGCAACTCTTGACTCAGCATCTGTAGCTTCAGGTGCAGCAGGTGCGGCTACCGACACAATTACTGTCGCAGGAGTCGCATTGGGTGACATGGTTATTGGTATGTCTGTGGGTGTTTCAGAAGCTGGCGTAGTTCGTCGTGCTTATGTTTCAGCCGCAAATACTGTGACTGTGGCAACTGACAACTTGACTGGTAGTTCTGTCGATCTGGCATCTACCACCATCAAATTGATTATTGCTCGACCTGTTTAAACAGTCTAGGGGAGGGGGTAAAACCTCTCCCTTTTTAACTTCTGAGGTTTTATGGCTACATTCAAGTGTCTAGTAAGCGGTAACACTGTGACTTTTGTTCATCAAGTCGATATAGACTCTATGAAAGGTCATGCTGGTTACGAAAGAATAGATGTTGAAGAATCTATAGAACCCAAGTATGATTACAATTCAGTACGGACAGATACCGCATTTGCGCCTGTCATGCCTCAAGTAAAGCGCATGGGTAGGCCAAGAAAGGTAGCAAATGTCTGAAGTAGATGCACGAGATTTCGGTAAGTTAGAGGCTCAAGTAGAGGCTCTACAAAAAGAGATGCACAATCTTAGTGTTGACGTAAAGTCTCTTTTAGAGCTTGCAAACAAGTCTAAAGGTGGATTTTGGATGGGAATGACTATCGCCAGTATTGCTGGCGGGGCATTTACTTTTGTAGCAGATAGGTTCTTCAAATGAAAGAAGGACTCTTATCAGGCGAAGTTTGCCCCTTGCCAACCCAAGATATTACTGTTAATTTAAAGAACAGAAATAATGCTTTTGCTAAGTTTGGATATGGTCCACCAAATCCTGATGATGCAAATGATGCGTTTTGGATTAAAAAAGCCAAGATGTATAACGCACCTAGTGATGTAGTTAAAGATATGAGATGTGGCAACTGTGCCGCATTTATACAGACTCCCAAGATGATGGAGTGCATCAAAAGCGGTTTAGAAGCTGGCAAAAGCTCAAATAATGAGCTTGAGTATGACCAAGAGTTTATTGATGCCGCCAATCTTGGTTTCTGTGAGTTGTTTCATTTTACCTGTGCTGCTGCTCGTACTTGCGATGCGTGGAAATCAGGTGGCCCAATTACTAAGGATTAATCATGGAAAGCACTGCTGCTGAGTTTGTTGGGATGCTGTTTTTGGCAAGAGAGATTGCCCACAGGATTCATCTCAAAACATCTTCTTTTGCTGAACATAACACTTTAAATGAGTTTTATGAGGCAATTGTTCCTTTGGCTGATGATTTTGCCCAACAATATCAAGGTAAATTTGATATTCGCTTAGACATTCCTTATGTGAATAACAAGTACAAAGGTACGATTTCACAGGTATTGCGTCAGCAAATGGACTGGATTGAGGCCAACCGCCAACAGATCGTTCCTCGTTTAGAAACAGCATTGCACAACAAGATTGACGAAATCGTTGCTTTGTACCAAAACACTTTGTATCAACTAACTTTGAAGTAAGGGTAAACCATGAGTTCTTTAACCTCCGCAGTCTCCCTTTTAAGTGCTGTTACTGCAACAGGCGCATCTAGGGCTGTTCAATGTGATGCTGGCTCTCCTGCCTTCTTGCAAGTTAGCGGAATTACTTCTGCTACTGTTGTTCTCCAAGGCAGTTTAGATGGCACTAATTGGTCAACTTTGGGTACTTCATTAACCGCTGATGGCATTGTCACAGTTGCTAATGCTCCCAAGTATCTACGGGCTAATTGCACTGTTTATGTAACAGGCACTATCACAGCTAAGATTCTTTACTAAGGAGTAGTCATGGCAACCAAACCAAAGAAACCTATGCCTCAAGCCCCTAAAAAGGGCATTCCCATTGCAATTATGGTGGCAGTTGGCAAGCCAAAAGCGATGCCTATGCGGGGTCAGCGTACAGCAACTAACATGATGAAGAAATCTTCAAGGGGTAAATGATGGCTACAAAGAAAATGGCAAAAGTTGGTAAGGTAATGAAAGAATTTAAGGCTGGTGAACTTCACACTGGCTCTAAAACTGGCAAAGTTGTTAAGTCTCGCAAACAAGCAATTGCTATTGCTTTATCAGAGGCTGGTATGTCTAAACCAATGAAAAAGAAGATGAAATGAAAAACGGACTTTATGCCAACATCAATGCAAAACAGGCTCGTATAAAAGCAGGTTCTGGCGAAAAGATGAACAAGGTTGGCTCTAAAGCTGCACCTACTGCTGCTGACTTCAAGCAGGCGGCAAAGACAGCAAAGAAACCTAAAAAGAAAACAATGATGGGGTACTGATGAAATCTCCTACTTGGCAAACAAAAGCTGGTCAAAATCCAAAGGGCGGCTTGAATGCCAAGGGAAGATCATCTTATAATGCGGAAACTGGGGGAAACCTCAAGCCACCTGTAAAGTCAGGTGACAATCCAAGACGAGCTTCTTTTCTCGCTAGGATGGGCAACATGGAAGGCGCAGAGATGAAGGATGGCAAACCAACAAGGTTGCTACTTTCTCTGCAAGCATGGGGTGCTTCATCTAAGGCAGACGCAAAGGCAAAAGCTAAAGCGATTTCGTCAAGAAATAAAGGAAAGAA